GATCGCTGAAGAAGTTATTGGAGAAGGTGATAAAGAAGAGTATCAGAAGTTCTTCAAGGAAAAGCTCGATAAATATGATGTCAAATCACCTGCTGAATTAAGTGATGAAGACAAGAAGAAGTTTTTCAACGAGATTGAAAAAGAGTGGACAAAGGATGACTAAATGAAAAATATATGAAGCACTAATGAATGAAGCTATTGATTCTGTAAAGAAATAGAAATTAAACATCAATCTTAATAATTTGATTGGGGCTACCGATTTGGTAGCTTTTTTTATATATCTCGAGACGTTCTTTGAAATGACGTCGACTATATTTGAAGTTGAATGACACATCGATCAAAGTCGCATGCTCTTTGTCACTATGCAACCGCAATGAGCGCCCGATCGACTGAATTACCTTCGAAAACCCCTTTCCAGAGAAAAAGAACGCGATCACGGGCAAGTTCTTGATGTTGATGCCCGTCGAGAAAGTTGCAGACTGCGCAAATAACATATTGTTAGACGTCTTCTCCAAGTGAGCTCGTATCTTTTCGCGTTCTTCGACAGGTGTACTTCCATCGATATACCAGACACTATTACCAGTGTCACGAGAATTCATCAGGTCATACAATCCCGTGCCAAATGATATTCTATCAAACAACATAAGCTTGTTGCCCTCAAGCATGCTCAGATGATCCAGAATGGGTGTGTAAAGTCGAGCAAAATTGTTAGTGAGATAATCAACTTCAGCATTCCACGCATCATTGAATTTGATCGACGTATCTTCTTCACTGTAATGTTTTTTGCTCTTCAATGAAAACAATAGATGACTGTTCTTATCAACATATGAATCATTGACTTGTATCGACACAATCTTCAACTTGGAGAGATAGCCCTGGTCTTGAAGTGTTTTGATATTCTCAACATGGACAACAGGCCCGAACAACCCAGTCAATTTCCATCGATGGTATTTTACACGAGGGATTGTCCCAGAACATGCAATTTTGATCAGGCAATTCAGATTCTCGATAAAATCATATGAGGAACTGTCTGGGCTTATGCTATGGATTTCGTCGCAAATCAGTATATCACACTTCGGCAACTTATGCATATTGCGAAAAATGAATTGTCGATTAGATATGATTATCTGGTTGAATGTGTCGGATTGATCGCGTTTCTTTAACCCACCCGTAAATTTCGTCAAATCAGATTTTTTGAACCCATATTCAAGCAAATCGCCATAGAATTGATCAACTAATTGTCGATTGGGGACGAAAATCAATGTTCGCAGTTTCTTATTTGATCGATTGAAGATAGTGTATAGTAAGTTTGCGATAATGAATGATTTACCCGATCCCGTTGGACACTCAAACATGGCTCGACCTTTTCCAAGCAACATGACAGCTTTGATCACATTTTCTTGATACGGGCGAAGTTGCAACTCAGACGATATATTATCAATGATCAAGTTGTCAATGGTGTCATTTTCGGATAAAATGCCATGATAAACAAGCGGGTATAATAATTTTTTGACAATTACAGCGGTATCTTTTGATATGGCAATACTATTTCGACCAAAAATGTTTTGTATCATTTTGACGACATCATAAAACAGGCCAATATCGAAATATCCGAAACAATTGATGACTGATATTTTACTAGATGCGTTATATCCATGTTGTTTCATGAAAAAAGACGCGGGGTTATTATCTGAAAATAGTGATACTACTTCATCAATATACTTGTTGGATATAGCTAATAACCTAAATTGATTCAATTGATCATCATATATGATACGGAATTTTTTATCATTGGGAAATAAATCATTCATCACATTTGTTCTAACTTAAGAATGTCAATGACATTCTTTACGGCAAAGCCGTAATCATTCATAATACTCAATATATACTCTAAAAAATCTATGGTTTCCTTAACTTGTTTATACAATAAATCAAGTTTTATGATAATATCATTCTTTTTAAAAGAATTAATAGTTTTTAATTTAGATAAAGATGGATTTGTATTATTTTTTAACTCTTTATCTATTATTTCTTTTCTTTTAGCTTTAATTTTCTCAAGGTTTTCTTTTTCCTTGAACAAATACATAACCCATTTTGTTCTAGTTGAAGATACTAGAAACGATTTTTCCTTAATATTTGTAATATTCAAGTTTAGATCATTCTTTAATTCATCGTAATATGAACTAATGGATTTATTTGATAATATTATATTTTTTTCTATCATATATATATTATACAAAAAATTTCATATTAATTAAATTTCATGAATAAAATGAATGAAATTGTTTGCTTGCAAACAAAATGTTTTAACGTAAACGTTTCAACATTATTCGATTACATATTGAAAATATTATTGATGAGAAGATATTTTTCAGGGGGTATTTTTCCTTGTGAACGTGATACTTTTTCTGACCCCTCCTGTCGAAAGAGCCAGTTGATAAAGTGAAGATGTTTTCATCGGTAGGTCATCCTGTCCCCGATATGCTTTATCATCTGATGATCAAAAAGATCAATGACGGTTATGAAATTCACCGCAGGTTAAGACCCGTGGTCTTTCAAGTATCACAGTGTTTTTACTGATCGCCGTTACCGGACTCCACGACGGCTTACCGTATAACTTGTCTATCAGGTTTGGTTATTTCATCTACCCAAACATTTATGTCTGTCTACATTATTATTTATACAGTGAGCGCAAATTTTTTAAAATTTTTTTTTTCACCAACGATTATAAATAAATATAAATATTTGGCGTGTTTAAATCTAGAGTGTTATAAATAGAATAAAGGAGAGACAATTTATGAGAACTATACAATCACCTGGTGTTGAAATTTTCGAAAGAGATTTAAGCCAATATACTCCCGCGATTGCTGGAACCGCCGCATTAGTTATGGGTTACGCCGTCAAGGGTGAAGACGAACTACCTAGTCAATTTACCTCGAGAAATGCATGGCTGAATTATTTTGGCGTACCAGAAGATGAAGCCGAACGTTATTTCTATCATGCGTCAATGGAGATTCTGAATCAAAATGGCACACTTTACACGGCTAAGCTTCCTTACTCAAATAGTGTGTCAGGCATATATCTCAAAAGCGATTTCACAGTTGGATCATCGACGTCTGTGGTATCCAATAGTTCGTTATCTGCGGCGCTCGAAGAATTCGAAAACCTAACGACATACAATGATATCACAGTGAGCTCGATTGATTCTGTGGTCACATCGGCATTAGATGGCTATAGAACATCTTCACAAAAACCATCCGCCAATGAATTCAGCATTATTGACGTTTCAAGAGCTCGTTTAGGTAAAGATGTTGATGACGCTGAAGTTGTTGGATATTTCCCAGTCATCACGACCGCTATCAATGCCTTAGCGATTCAAGACATGATCGACAGTACATACACTAGCACAATGACGCAATGGAACTCAGTATCGTCGATCACAACATCTGCTGGATCAACCGTTACTTCTGGCAATATGGCGATCCAATTAGCGTCTAGCTCAAAATCAACCGAGACAATTTCGACGCAGACGGCCTCATTGTTCCCATCAGTTGTCTACGGCGAGACTGATGGATATTTGGAAACGAAGTATCTAAATCAAATCATGGTGTCCGTGGTCAAAATGTATGTCGACAGCTCGAACAATAACAAGATCAATTACAGCATTGTTGAAAACTTCATCGGATCACTGAATCAATCCGCGACTGATCCAGAAACAAATGAATCGACATATATTGGAAACGTGATCAATTCAAACTCACAATACATTGAATTCTATGGCGATGTCGTGGCTAACCTAGCAACAACCAATGCAACATACCACGTCTCAAATCTGGATGCGGGTATCTTCGGATTCACTGAAGCACAAATGGCTAAAACGATTCAACTATCAACAATGTTGACCAGCATGGATAACGTTTTTGACCAATTGTCTAATATCATTGAAACCGAAATTGACATTGTTGTTGATGGCGGGTTGACCAATATTGCGCAATATCTCGAATCAACGAGCAACACCGAGTATGATCCAACGAGTGGTGTAAGCACTTGGACGCTTGCATCAAGAGACGACACGGCTGAATGGCGATCAGTTGCTGCAAAGATGATCACATTCGCGCAAAACACTCGTAAAGACTGTGTGGTGTTGTTAGACGGCCCTCGCCAACTCTGCGTTGAAGGGAATCAGAAAATCGTCAGATCTAGCAATAGTGCAACAATCGATGCGAATATCATAACCAAATTGAAATATATCACGGGTATCAATTCATCATATGCCGCAGGTTACCTGAACTGGTATCGCCAATTGGATGACTTCACCGGTCTTAATTTCTGGTGCCCACCATCCGTAAAAAGCGCGGGTGCATGTATCTTCACAGATCGCACAGCCAATTATTGGGATGCTCCTGCTGGATTGACCCGTGGCATAGTGTATAACGCGAATGATATTGCATTCAACCCTAATGGGAAACAACAAGGTAGCATTTACACCAAGGGATGGAACTACGCGGTGAATTACCCGCTGGATGGTATCGTGATCGAGGGTCAAAAAACGCTGCAGACCAAGCCATCCGCGTTTGATCGTCTCAATGTAAGACGCATGTTCTTGCGATTAGAGCGTCTAGTGTATAATATTGCGAGATATTACGTGTATGAGCCGAATACTTATTATACTCGCACGAGATTCGTCGATCAAATCACACCGATCTTTGAAGATGTGAAGATTAGAGGTGGATTATATGATTATAGAATTATCTGCTCTGAAAAAAATAATTCAACAGAGGTGATTGACCGCAACGAACTGAAAGTTGCTATTATGCTGAAACCTACAAAGACAGCAGAATTCGTGATAATTGAGTTCACGTCTCTTAGAACAGGTGGATCATTCGACGAAGTCATACTGTGATCTAATCTTTTCGATGATGCCGTATAAATAGAAATAGATAACAATCCTTACTCTATGATTTTTTCAACACAATAGGAGACCACAACATGTCTAAATCATTACAAACATTTCTCAACCGTATTCAGAAAAACGGCATCAGAACACAAAATCAATTCGAGCTTGACATTTTTTCGGGTTATTCTGAAGTGGATAAAGTTCTTGAAGACGTGACGTTATATGCCGAAGGTGCTGCTCTTCCAACGCGAACAATCACATATGAAGACGTACCATTCAAGGCATATCCATTCAAAATTCCTACCAATATGACAATGGGTCAAGAACACAGTCTTACTATCAAATGTGACTTGAATGGTGATATTAGAAAAGCGTTTTTGAAGTGGCAAAGTTATATGATTGATGGTGCTATTTCTAATGGTAGTTTTCTTGGAGGCGACCGCCGCATCCCAGCCAATTCATTTGTTCGCATGCATCTTCTTGGTGCAGATATGGAAAAAATCATTGAGACGTATAAATTGATTGGTGTTGGAGTATCTGAAGTTGGTGAATTGACACTGTCTAATGCTGATGCGACTGTTGCAACATTTTCAGTTGGTTTAGTTTCTCAATATTGGGAACTTGAAACGAATAATTCAGGTTTTCAAGGATTGAAGTAAGACGCGCATTGTATTAATTTAATTCGTCACATTATGAAAAGATGAAAAGTATGCAGCAACATAATGCGACTTTTTCATCTTTTTTATTTAAGGATTATCAATATGCCATTTGATATTACTAATTTTGACAGAGCCGACATAATTGGAAAAGTCAAAGACACTATATTTGAAAATGATATTGCGTCTTCATTGGATATCAACACAACCAGAAACAATGTAAAACAGTTTTATAATAGATTTGGTCAAAATTCGGTTTTTCAACAAGACAAATTAGCATATCGAATTAATACGTCAAATTTTTTCGATATAACATTCAATTTCAAGCCTCACAATAGCAGCAAGGTTGAAAAACTATTGCGAAACATATTGTCGTCAATCCCTAGTGAAGAACTCAAATATTTTGTGCAAAGCATTACATTGCCATCATTCAATGTGATCAATGGGAACGAACCGACAAACACCGCTTTTGGTTATGGGCTGCTTACAGGTCATTGGGTACGGCCCAGTGCTAATGAGTTTACAATATCTTTATTGAACACTGAATATTCATTACACGAACATGTGTTTTATTATTGGATGAATGAGGTCGGATCACATAAATGGGAATATTCAGAACGACCATTCACTATTGCTGATATTCGTGTCGCCATTTTAGACACCAAGACTAATGAAGTGTTGTATGAGTATATATTGACTGGATGCCGCCCAAGTAGCGTAACTCCGCCAGAAATTTCTCATGAAGCCAAGACTGCTTATTCGAGAGATGTTGGCTTTCATTTCAAAAATATGTATATTATAAGCAAAGGTAAAATGGCAAGCAGTGTTTTGGACGATGTGTTTGATTCATACATAGGGAATAAAATAAACAACAGGGTTAGAAACACGGTTGGAGAAATTGGACGAAAATTTTCTGACAATTTGCCCATTCTGAGTAAAAAATAAGGAGAATATAA